TGAAACCCTCGATCTGATTCGTGACTACCGCGTTGCTATCAAAGGTCCTCTGACCACCCCAGTCGGCGGCGGCATCCGTTCTCTGAACGTGGCGCTGCGCCAGGAGCTGGACCTCTACGTCTGCCTGCGTCCGGTACGTTACTACCAGGGCACCCCGAGCCCGGTTAAGCACCCTGAACTGACCGATATGGTTATCTTCCGTGAAAACTCAGAAGATATCTATGCCGGTATCGAGTGGAAAGCCGACTCTGCTGAAGCAGACAAAGTCATCAAATTCCTGCGCGATGAGATGGGCGTGAAGAAAATTCGCTTCCCGGAACATTGCGGTATCGGCATCAAGCCGTGCTCTGAAGAAGGCACCAAACGCCTGGTTCGCGCCGCGATTGAATACGCGATCACCAACGATCGTGATTCCCTCACCCTGGTGCACAAAGGCAACATCATGAAGTTCACCGAAGGCGCGTTCAAAGACTGGGGCTACCAGCTGGCTCGCGAAGAGTTCGGCGGCGAGCTGATCGACGGCGGCCCGTGGGTGAAAATCAAGAACCCGAACACCGGTAAAGAGATCGTGGTGAAAGACGTGATCGCCGATGCGTTCCTGCAGCAGATCCTGCTGCGTCCGGCGGAATACGACGTTATCGCCTGTATGAACCTGAACGGCGACTACATCTCTGACGCGCTGGCGGCACAGGTTGGCGGTATCGGTATCGCCCCGGGCGCCAACATCGGTGACGAGTGCGCGCTGTTCGAAGCGACTCACGGTACTGCGCCGAAGTATGCCGGCCAGGACAAAGTGAACCCGGGCTCCATCATCCTGTCCGCAGAGATGATGCTGCGCCACATGCAGTGGTTCGAAGCCGCAGACCTGATCGTCAAAGGCATGGAAGGCGCTATCGCCGCCAAGACCGTGACCTATGACTTCGAACGTCTGATGGAAGGCGCTAAACTGCTGAAATGTAGCGAGTTTGGCGACGCGATTATCGCGAACATGTAATCTGGCCCTCAGATTATGTCAGAACGGGAACCTGGTGGTTCCCGTTTTTATTATTAGCTTTCGAACGGTTATCAAAATTTTATCAAAACAAGTTATCAAAACCCCTCCCGAAAAACCTCATAAGGCCACCGTTGTCCACCCCTTACCTCGATCATCATGGTACCTATCCGTTTGTTGTTGAGTTTTATGTCCAAGTAAATCTTTCGTGTTTATACCTTGGGCTTTATATAACCGCTCGGAAAGCGATCTTTGCTCATGGAAAGTTGCCGGTGTACCTTGTCCCCAGTCAATATCTGCACTGTCTCTTGCCTTGCTGAAATTCATGGTCAGTGTTCTGGGTTTCACCTGCGCTCCTCGCTCAGCCTGTGAGGTGGTTCTAAAGAAATGAACCAAATAAGGGCTTACTGCATAATCCCGGCAACGACTGATTACATCTCGGAGGCTCCAGTTGATTGCGTTGCAACGCAGAGCTAATGGTATAGCGATTTTGCTTCCGGTTTTCTCTTGCTCAACGTGTAGATGATCGTCCCAGATGTCCGAGAATTTCATACGGGATATATCACCTAGTCGCTGTCCTGTTACTATGGCTAAAAGCATGGCGTTCCCCATGTATTTGTGATTTTCATCGGCTATATCAAAAATCTTTTGCCATTCCTCCAGAGTGAGGCGCTGGCGAGTGATCTTTCTACGAGGTTGTTTAGTTGCTAGTGCAGGGTTATAACCAGGAGGTACTTCTCCCGCATGCTGAGCTTCTTTAAAAACATCTATTAGGACAGAGCGAATGACCTGAGCCATTCTGGGTTGTCCCTCCGCTAAATATTCATCAAGAATTTGCGCAACATCTCGAACATTGACAGCGGATATTAATTTCATTCCTACACGTTCCTTAAGCAGAGATACTGGTTTTGCTTTTTGTTTGATAGTGTTTTCTTTAATATCTCCGGACTTTAATCTTTCCTGCTGAATCTTCCAGTAACGTTCAAGCCAGGTGTTAGTTGATATTGATTTTCCTGAGTTGGTGGATATTCTGTCAGTGATTGCCATTATCTGGCGGGTTTGTTGTTCCGCCAGTCTTTTATTTGCTTCAATAGCTATTGCCGTGGCCTCTGCTTCATCTGTACCTAGACTATGAAACTTACCAGTTATCGGGTGCTTATAACGCCAGTATACTTTATTAACCTTTCTACTGTAGAGCGGGTATAAATTTGGAATAGATATATTATTTTTACGTGGTCTGGCAGCCATCGTTCAAAATCCTCTGCAAAAGAACAGGGTCGCTTTTCTTTACTACAGGAGTGGTCAATGTACCGACCAACTCAGCATCCTCCCTGACGCGCCAGAATCGACCTTCTTTTTTGGCTGGGGGAGAAAACATATTCTGTTTAGCATAATTCCTGAGAGTGGAAACACTTGGAGGATTGCTTCTGTATTTCTCGTTTGCCCACTCTTCAAGGGTTAACATCTGGAGCATATGTTTTACCTCATTATGACCCATTGCTGGGCCAGTATCTGAAAATAAAAAATCAGTTTTGCATCAATTTTTGCAGCACCTGATTGCCGGAAATTATTCGCTGCCAGATTGCTGATACATAGCGTGCCTGATGAATAGCATCAGCGAGGGCATTGTGACGATCACCTTCAAACGGGATCGTTGTTTTGGGGTCGAAGCCAATGGCCTGGCCGAGCTCTACCATTGTTCGTACGTCCCGATCGTTCCAGTATTCCCACGGATAATCTTCAGTAATGCAATCGTAAGAAGAACGCAGAATGGAGTTATCGAATGACGCACCGTTACCCCATACCTGTGCCTTTTTGCTCCCGCCAGCAACATTATCAGAGACAAATTCTCTGAACTGGAGTAATGCATCCAGCAACGGGATAGCATCATCATTTACGATCGCAGAGCGTGCTTCGGAGGACTGCTTAAGCCACCAGATAACAGTAGATGGATCGATTACGGCGCCCCAGTTCACAGAGGATTCAAGGCATACGACTTTATAGAAACTTTCTCCAATAGAGCCGGTTGCCGGGTCAAAAACAACCGCACCAATAGCGACGATAGGGGCGTTATGTTTTTTACCCATGGTTTCCAGATCAACCATAACGTGAACATAATCAATAGGCTGATCTTCCTCCTTATTATGAGGACCGGATTCAATATCTACAGCATCCGTTTGATGAACAACTTCATCTGTTTTTTCTTTTTGGTTAACCTTGCCCGTAACGTCAACAAGACCGTCAATGGAAAATACTCCGTCCCCAATTTTTGAAACCTCAGGTTGCCTTGATTTGGGAAGGTCTTCGGTTACCCACTTCGGATCAGTAGGGTCGCTAATCCCTTCGACATATTCGCCGCGCTCGGCGGCCAGAACCTGATTAGCGTTCGGACGCTGCTTTTGAGCTTCTTTTACGAGTTCGGTGCCAACTGCTTTAAAGTCAGAGGAGAGTGTTTCCATTTTTGCGCTGCTATCCTCTCCGGCGATTGCTTGGTTTATTGCATCCAGAGTGACTGCAGCAGATGGAATATGTCCCGCCTTGGCAAGCATTTCAGCGCTTGGGGTATCATGCTTATGTTCAGTCAGATTCGCGTTGATGTAGCCACGCAACCGATCTGGAAAAGGAGTTATTCCACTGGATGCTTCCCTGATCAGTGCAAAAATCGCTGCACGGGAATAATCAAGGATGCCTGGTGTGCTCCGTAATGCTGCAGACCATTCTTTAAATGGACTTTCTTTCTTCTGTACTATTTCCTTCGCGCGGCGGTGGACTGATGCCGGAAAATTATAGATATCAAAATCCATAGGCATCGTCGCAAGGGCGATCTCTATATCCAGAGTATCCAGCGAATGCTGATAATCCGGATTGCGGTCAGTTTTGTTACCGCCACCAGCATTGGCGCCAGTATCGGTTTTGTTTATTGAGGTGATATAGTTTCCAGCAGCCCATTCCTTTGTAAGGATCCCGCGGTCAATGTGAGACGTTTCAAGCCACAATTTGGCGAACTGAATTTGCTTGCCGAGCTCATGGCGTTTCCCCGCAGGAAATACGCTCTTAAATGCACTGGTAAATTTCCACAGGCCAGGCATATCATATTTTTTAAGCTCCGGAATATTTTCTGCCGTCAGCAGCAGATTCTGCACACCGTGATTATCCGTATCCATTTCCATCGCTGAAAGGCGGTTACGATGAGGAATGCTAATGTGATACACGTGACGTTCGTCGGCCATATACTGGGCAAGCAGCTGCGTGCGGAAAGACATTTCCGCCAGGTTGAAGAGTGCTTCTTCATTGTTCGAATAGTCTTCTTCATCACTATTTGCAGGAGAGATATCGTTTTCTGGTTTACTGGAGGGCTGTGGTTCAGCAGCCGCCGGCGCAACGATTTTTTGCCATGTCAGCCCGTCTTCACCACCAAGCTCGTAGCGATCGCACCAGGTGTCATCCAGTACACCTTCTTCCGGTAAGTCATCAACGATGAGCCAGTTGGTGCGGATCGGCAGCTGATGGCTGGCGCCGCGGCCAACGTTAATTTCAGCGTCTTCCAGGATGTCCAGGATTTTGCGCTCGGCGCGAGAATCGGATTTAGCAGAGAACCAGCAGAAGAGGCTTTTCGCTTCGTTTGCTTTTGCCTTAGCTTTAATGAGATACGGGTAGTTGTTCATTGCGTTTGGGCTCCTTTGGATTGTAAGATACCCGGCAGCTGATGGCAGCCGCCCTGGTGGTGGTCATTGGTCAAAACTCGATTCCGGAAAGCTTTGGTCGGCTGACCGGGTACTTAACCCGCCTTGCGCGGGTTTTGTGCTTTATGAGGCTTCTGCAGGCTCTTTGCCGTAACCAGGGTATTCCTCTAGCACTTTTATCAAGGTTGCTTGCGCTTCCTGATGCTGCTGCGTAAGAGCCAGTTTTATTGCTGTTCCAAAGGATTTGGCAATCAGCTCAAACTTCCTTGCAAGCCTGGCCGTTTCATCGACTTGTTCGCCCATGGCTTCCATTTCGAAGTTATGTTCAGTCCACACTTCGTCTAAAACATCCTCTTCAACTTCATCACGCAGTGCCTCTTTCACCTCGAGGACCGGCAGGATACCGATGAGTTGCTCAGCTGGTGTGTTACTGAATTTCAATGCCAGATCATTAGCTGACATAAAGCCTCCGGAAAAAGGCCCGCCTTGGGCGGGCAAAGATAATTTTTCCAATTTAACCAGAACAGGCCTCGCCTCCTGTTTGGTTACGATGGCGGTATTACCATCACAATGCCCTGTGCACCGGGCATTAGGCTGGTAAGCCATTGGTCAAAACTCGATTCAAAAACTCACTGCAGGCTGTTGGTCGTCAGCCATTTTTTGTGCATTTCGGTAAGGGAGGCACTGGCCCTGTATTTTTTGTTCATCGGCGTTGCTGTTGCAGCTGGCCTCTGATGGATAAACACCGATCAGAACATCAGAGCATTCACCAGTGAGAGCACATACGCTGATGACAAGGGCAAACAGGGTATTCATGCCTCAGCCTCAGGGTTTCCTTTCTGCGCCAGCAAGTAACACAGCTGGCGTAGTCTCACCTCGAACCAGTTCAGGCGGGTCGCCTGGTTCCCGGTAGGTACTCGGGCAAAATCCTTCATAGTTATCTCCAGTTAACTCAGTATTAGGATGTGGTTTTGCAATGCGGTGCCGGGTGCCTCCCGGTGACGGCAGCCAGTTAACAACTACCGCCGACAACTTTTTCCCCACAACGTGTGAATAACCGCCATGTTTACTTTTTTAACTGTGTCGCGTGCGCATAGCCGCATTCACCGCATTGCAAACCCTGATTTTTTATTTTCACTACTTCGACGCGCTTCGTCGGTGGTGTCGTGACGCTGATCTTCACGATTGAGCTTTTTCACCCTGCAATTCACCACCACGAAGCGCGCAGGATTTCCATTACATTTCAGAAGAGGCGCAGTCTGCCGGCTTACCTGAAAGTGCCGCGGTAAACTCGCTGAAACTCAGTGCCTCTTCACCTTCAGAGAGGTTTTCAAAATAGTCTTCGTATGCTTTATCCATACTTATTTCCTTCCCTTAAGGCCGGGCAGCCGAACATTGAACCTGCTGCGATTGATATTGCTGTCATCTCATCCGGTGTTTCGTATGCCGCCGGCAGCTACTACGTGGGCTTCCTGCCTCGATGACTTGCTGCGATGGAATGATTAAATCATTGGTTTATGTTTGATGTCAATATTGGATTTATACAGATGCAAACTTTTGCTTTAATCGAGACAGGGGAGCTGTTGGAGTGATTGAGGCTGCGCGGCAGGCAAAAAAAAACCGGCATTTGCCGGTTTCATGGGGTGAGATCAGAGATGTTAGTTAGTGTCGCTAGCCTTAAATCGACCACGGAGATATTTCTCAACATAATCATCGATTTCTTTTAGGCGGACTTCAAACGTATCGATCATTCTCTCTTGTTCAGCCTCAGGTAACTGCCTAAACAGACGTAACATTTTGCTCTCATTTGGCTTGAGGCCTGAATCTTCAGATACTTTCTCTCCAAGCAACCAAGTTACAGACACATTGGCAGCTTCCGCGAGGGCAATTGCGGACTTTTTACTGATTACTCCTTTCTTAAACCACCCATTCACCGCTTGAGGTGTAACTCCAGCAATGCGAGCCATATCCGCCTTGCTGATCCCTCTTTGAGTAATTTCTTCCAAACGAGCAATCAGTTGGTTGTTGAGTTCTTCAGTGTTTTTCATAAGCCCATTGTAAAGGTTTAGTTTATAGCCACAATAAATTAAAAATTTGCATTTAATATAAACCTATGCTTTATTATGCCTAACTTAACGAGGAGATAGATATGACAGCCCTTGATAACGCAATTCGAGTAGCTGGCTCAGCCAATAAATTAGCATCAACGCTTGGAGTAAGCGGCATGGCAGTAAGTCAGTGGAAAACAAAAGGTATTGTGCCTTCATCGCGAGTTTTACAGGTTTTTAATGCAACGGGCGTTACGCCTCATGAATTACGTCCTGATCTATATCCGAATCCGACGGATGGAATACCTAAGGAGTGACCATGCAAACCACCTCTTTTGAAAATCATACTCCGGTGATGAGTATGCAACTGAAAACGGAAAATCAGTATTTGCCCCGTCGGCGTGACGGCAAGAAATGCCGAGCCATTTTGGCCGCCGTTCAGGAATGGGAGTCCTCATTACCTGGGCGTGCGCAAGACCACGTCGCGCAGCTGGTGGCCGAACAGTGGGAGAAACAAAACGGGCGCGGTATCAGCGTCAATAAACAAAATCTGTATCGCTACCTGAAAAACGAGGGCGGTTCAGAGAAGTACACCAGTTATGTCATCCAGCTTTCGGCGGCGATCGCTGATGCAATGCCGATAGAGATCGCGCGCAAACATGGCCTAAAACATGGCTTAACTGAAACTGAGCTGGTGGCCAATGCAATTAAAGAATGCAGCGAAGCGCACCAGGCCAAGTTACTTGGCGCACCTCTGCAGAAACTAGAGCGTGAAATACGGGAAGCTGCAATTGCACTTTTTAACATGCTCCCTGCAGATGCGGCGGGACCACTACTGGCGAGCATCAGCGCCGTAGCGCCGCAGTTTTTCTAATCGAGTTTTGACAATGACCACCAGCACCAGCTGGTTAATAAGAGGTTTCAGATGGCCCGCATCAGAACAGTTAAACCTGAATTCTGGACAGATGAGAAGGTGGTGGAATGTTCAATTCCAGCGCGTCTCCTGTTTATCGGGTTGTTCAACTTCGCCAACGATATGGGATGCCTTGAGCGTTCGCCAAAACGGTTGAAGATGCAAATCTTCCCTGCGGACGCGCTCGATTGCGAACCACTAATACAGGAACTGATTACTCATGGATTACTCACTGAGTATTCAGTGAATGATGTCTGCTATTTGCAGATTAAAGGTTTCCTTAAGCATCAAAAAATAAACAGGCCTTCAGCTTCAAAAATACCTCTTCCGCCAGAACTCACTGAGGATAAGGCAGGAGAGGAAGAAAAGAGAGTAACTAATCAAGGAGGGCTCAATGAGGACTCAGTGAATCATCAAGGAGGGCTCACTGACGGAAAAGGAAGGGAAGGGAAGGGAAAAGGATCAACCCCCACTCTCTATGCGCAGGAGAGAAATTTTCCCCAGCAACCTCAGTATCTGCCTGGAGTGGATATTCCGATCGGGAAATTCACCATGCACGACCTTTGGCTGCCGTCACAGGACTGGCCGCGACTGGCTGCTACCTGGGGTATAGCGCTTCCCGAACCGGCATACCTGCCGACAGAGCTGGCAGAGTTCACCGCGTACTGGAAATCCGAGGGGAAAGTGTTCACTCAGATTCAGTGGGAGCAGAAATTTGCCCGCAGCGTGATAAGTGCCAGAGCCAAATCTAAACCACAACCAGCAATCGGAGGTAAAGACCATGCAGGAATTCAACCAGTTAACACCGCATCCCGGGCAGTTCAGGAAATTCAGGCAGCCAGAGAACGCTGGGAAAAGCAAAACGGACTTGCTGGCGGCGGATACGGCATGGCGGCTATGGGCAGTCATGGGGGAAATATTTTCGAATCGGTGGACCCAGAAGAACGGGGCGGCGCCCTCGGATATGTGGATTGCCCAGATTGGATCGATGAGTGAAGCCCAGATTACTCTGGTCTGCAGTCAGTGCATGGAGCGCTGCGCCGCGGGTAACACATGGCCACCGGATCTGGCTGAATTCGTTGCTCTGGTATCTGCCAGCGGTGCTAACCCGTTCAATCTGACATCCGAATCTGTAATGGCGGAATACAAGTGCTGGAGGAATGAGTCTTACCAATACTCGGGCAGCGACAAATACCCATGGAAACAGGATGTTCTCTATCACATTTGCATTGAGATGCGCAGAACCGGAGTTGAGAGGAACCTGACGGAGGGAGAGCTGAAAAAACTGGCAGAAAACTTACTCACGAAATGGACCAAACACCTGGCTAACGGGTTTTCGATTCCGCCAATTCGTCAGCAGTTGGCAGCACCGAGACATCCTGCAGGACCGACGCCAGCACAGATCCTGATGGAAGAGTACAAACGCCGTAAGGCGGCAGGTTTAACCAAGTAAACGAGTTTTGACCATGACCAAACAATCAAAAACCAAAGTAACCAAAGCACAGATGGTGCTTGCCATCGTTAGCCGGACGCCAGAATGCGTCCTGCAGGATGTCTGCGATGCGCTCGACTTGCAAGCCAGTACAGCAGGTAACTTGCTGCGGCAGCTCCATGCCGCGGGAAAACTCCATCGTACCCATAACGGCTACCAGTATGTCTATCGAGTGCTTGCAGGCGTTGAGGTTCCCGATATTGCCCTGCCGCAGGCTGCAACACCATTATCTGAAGAGGATGTGAAAAAAATCCAAGACGCACTGGCCCTGGCGAAGATGCTGGAAGACAAAAAGCTGTGGCGCCGGGCTGCGACTGTTTACACATCGACGCTTGGGATGACTACAACAGCAAACGAACTCTGGTTGCTTGCCAAAATGCGTAACCGCTGCCTGCGCAATGCGGCGAGGTGCTGATTATGCCTAAAATGGAAGCAACAGTAGCTGGTACGGAATGTCAACGCTAAGTTTAAATATTCCGGAGTGAGGCAAAGCTGAGATGTCCGCTGAGTGCCATGAGAGGTAATTATCGAAAGTATTTTACATTAATTAAATGGACTGGTCGCACTTGTTAATATTAGCAAGTGCGATACTAAGTGCAGCGTAGAAAAATCTGGCAGGTAATGAATGGAAAGGTGGAGGGTTTATTTGAAAGCACTAATGCAATAAGTTGTGAATCACTAAATCTTTTATTCTAGAAGCTCGCCCTCTATTATAATAGAGGGCGGTTTGATTTGATATTTATTAAATAGGATCTCTCGAATTAAACGCTTTGGTTATGCTGGTGCATATTCTTCGAAAGTTCTCGTTTTTTCTTGAAGCGCCAAACTCTATCAGCTGCTGCCTACTATATTTGGCACCTTCCAACCTGTTTGAGAAAATCCTAATTAATAATGATAACAATGATTTTCCTCGAAGCATGTTATGATATTCACTGTGTATTTTATTGTACAGATTTTCTGGATAATCCTCACCTTCATTTAGTTTTAAGGAATTCGCATAGAAATTTGGATCATCAAGAACTTTATTTGGATGTTCTCTGTAAGAGACATTTTCTTGATTGTGAACTTTATTTCTAACCAGTGATAAGGTATACCACCTTAAAAACAACCCCATGTCTTTATGGAATTTTTCTTTCTCGGAAATAGTTAGTAATGATATCAAATCACCATCGCAATATAAATCATTCTCAACCGAGTAACCATTGGTTGTGATTATTTCACTTCTATTTTCAGGTATCCCAAAATATACCCAATCATCTTTATCAACAACGTATGCCACTGGTGCTGATATAGGATTGGATAGTATTCTTTCATATAATCTCAATACTCCATCCTTGTTTCCAACCGGAAGCATATCAACTCCAATATCGGACAGTTCTTCTTCAACTCTACGATAAAAGTAAATATCATCAACGCCTTCAACTAAAACTGTCGGGAGTGACGTTCGTTTTAAGGTCTCATAAATCTCATCTAACGATGGCCGAGGATTTTCATTTTTTTTCATTTCTTAAGCCCAGTCATCTTCTGCTGATTTTGTTTCTTTATCACCTCTATCTTCATTTATTAACACTTCTTTATCAGGGTATTTACCATATATGAATGGCGAGTGCGTTGCAAATATAAATTGGTTGGTTGGGTTTTGTTTTTTTAGTATATTATAAAGTTGCCTTTGCCAGTCAACGTGTAAGCTTAGCTCTGGCTCATCGATAAATATTACTGAATCTTTATGAAATGCGTTATAACAAATAAAACTTAACATTTGTTTTTCACCAGCAGAGAGGACATCACTGTTTACTGCATTTGCTGCAGTGCCAAAATTGAGTCTTTTCCCAAATGAAATGCCCGAGTGTTGAAATAACCTTTCAACAAGACCGCTTACTGCATCAAGAGGTTTCATTATTTTCTTTCTAACTTCTTCTATTTTTTCTATTTCCTTCCTTGTTTCTGAAAGTAATGAGTCTGCAGTTACAATGGAGCTTTCAGAACTTTGGTATTGTTTTATTTTTTCTATAACACTTTTCGAAACTTTTTGTTGATGTATATTTACTCTTTCTGAGAAAGATGCGTATCGTTGTAATAGCATGCTATTAATATCTTTGGTAGATATAGCCGAAATAAATAAATGATCATTGTGAGATAGTTTTTTTGATAGGTTACTAAGTGAATCATCTATATCTGATTTTTGAGAACCAAAGATATTTCTATTTCTTGGGGTTGATGTTTCTAATGAAAAACCACCTTCAATTCGTCTAAAGGTTGGGAAGAAAATTGAGCTTCCTTTATCCTTCAAATATTCATTGGCTTTTTCTTCTGCAGAATCACCGAAAATGTTACCATCCTCATCGCTTTGATCATCTTCGAAGTTAAATGTTTCGTTTTCTGTTTTTAATTCAACCTTACAATATAAAGGGGCAGTTTTTGTTATAGTGCAAGTGTAGTCGCTTGTTTTTAGTTCGCATATTTTAAAGTCAACCTCTCGCAGGGCGAGTAAAATATTCCCACTCATAATAAACCATGCAAGCTTCATGATGGTGGTCTTTCCAGAGCCATTTTTTCCAGTGAAAATATTTATGTCTTCATTGAACTCATAAAATGATATTTTTTCATTTCCAAAAAGACCAGTTACCTTTATATGTATAATCTTCATATCAAATCCATTAGTTAGCTGTGTTAATAATGCTTTTTATTTAAAAGAATGAAACTGAATGTATTAGTCGATACATGTCGTATTTGTGAACGATTGTGGGACATAGTATAACAAATTTTCAACCAGTTTCATGAAAAATGACGAACACCAAGAAGTTAGCGTTAACCACACAAACGCTGTGGGTGATTGGAGACTTCCGCTGATCGCTCAAAGTTGCCTGTCAAAGTGGTCGAGCTTTACTATAGCTCAGACGTACAAAAATAACCTTAACGTACAATAATTTTCGATATCCAAACTGACCCCAACTACGATCGGCCATCTCATCGTTTTTCGACAGTATGCCGAAATGAGCGGGACCTACACGCAGTACCAGCTTGCTAAGATAAACGAAAAGGAGACTTTAATCAGTCAGTGGCTGAATGCTGATGGTGATCCGCTACGGGCAACAGATGTTGTTTCATGTACGCAGAAAGAGACGACGAAAGGTACTATGCCGAAAACTAAATCGGTTTTAGAGATGCTCCGTGCCGGTGAGCTGGAGTGTTTGACTTTTAGAACGCCAGAAAGTAAAAACCCCGCAATCGAGCGAGGTTTTGTTAAGGTCTTACTATTTTTTGGCAATTAGTGCATGCATCGCCATTTCATGACCTTTTCTGCGAAGTTTTTTTACACGGACCTTGCTCCCTGTTAAAGGACTTGGGCTAATGGTCGACTCAGCTTCAACTATATCATTGCGGGGAGCACCCGTTTTCGCATCTTCGTAGCGGATAAGTATTTTAAACGTGCTCTCATCAACTCCGACACCTTGCAAGTGATGAAGTTTAGATGAAACAGCACCAATTAAATCATGAATTCCTTGCAGGCCCGTTCTGCCGAATGGTGAATAGGTATGCAACATATTTGCACTTACAGGAAGGATCTGGCGAAAGTCTGGAACATGCATCTTCTTAACTTCAACAGAAGTGTATGCCTTCATGCCAAAAGAAACTCCATATTTCTGTGCACTGGCTGCTAGCCATTGAGACAAATCGAGAATATCTTCGCTCTCAGCTGTTACTTCCTGTTTCTTCCTAGACGATAATGTCACGCCCATTACCTGAGCCATATCAGCCATAGAAAGCTCAGCGGCCTTCCGGTTGATAGCTTGTACCTGCTCGCTCACGTTAGGTCCGAATGCATCGAACAACGAAATTTCAGCAGCTGGTTTAATGGCTTCAGTTTTAGCAGACATATGCACTCCTTAAATCGGACACTTATTATACACCTAAATGCGCTAGATCGCCAATGTCTGAATATGGGCAGCTATGGGAGGTAGTCCAGGTTGCAAGGGTCACGTTAGGAGTATAGTCGACCACGAACTGCCCATGATTTTCAGGATCTTCCCGTCGATGATAAACATTGAGTGTAAATTGGCCTGCATATTTCGCGAGCATATGTTCAATGGTCTCTCTGCTCTTGAAAAAGTTCGCTTTAAGGACCTCTAACGGAACCTTACGAGAGCGGGCTTGGGCAAAAACCCACGCGTAAGCCGGATCAAAATAGACATAATTCAGTGCCACCTGATAACCAGCCTTCAGGGCCAGATCAAAGTTTCTCTCCGCAATACCTATACTGGAGAAAGTAGAGTCCATAACAATGGGATAGCCTTCAGATAGCGCTTTTTTGTAGATGAAATCGACCATTCTGGAGGCAGGCTTCTGATAGTCCACAGAGTTCTCTTCATTGTAGTAGGGGAACCACCAGCGAAAATCATCAGCATCAATTCGAACAATGTTTGTGATGCCATGTTGTTCTAAAAGACGATTTAAGAGCTCAGTTTTACCCGCAGCAGGCGAACCAGCCATAAATAGGACGTGCTTGGCATTGGCATTTTTGCTTGCTGTTACGTAACTATAAACGTGAGGACGAATTGCCTCACCAAACTCAGGCAGTATGGTTTCAAGTTCTTGTTTCATCGGTAAATCATGCCGTGGTAGTTTTAGTTTTATTTAACAATATCATAAGCGTTCAAAAATGGTTACAAATTAGCTAGATTTGTGACATCTTTAACCTCTAAAACCCTCAGGCCCTCTGGAACCCAATACCGCTTTTCTGGCTGTCTTTTCAATATGGCATCCAGCGCATAACATACTCGGCCTGTATGCGGTTCATTGCTGAAGTCGCTAGTTGCGGGTAAATCTGCATCTCTGCGCCGTTTAAGGTACGCGTATTGACAAAACTGGCGGTGATTTACGGCACCGGGCAGATTCCATACGCTGTGAGCCGACTCATTGCTACGAAACCTGATTCTGCTGTACCTCAGGCCATATGATAGCCTGTGCAACAATCACATCCTGCCCATTAAACGTCGCGGCGGGGGAACCATACAGTTGATAACCAAGCGCCAGTGCTTCTGAAACCCGATGACAAAATTTAGCGTCATCCTTACCCGTCAGGAGATGATAACGAGGAAGACCATCCGGAGGTTCATGGCCCTTATTTTTTATTTCTGGGTTGCTCATGGTAGTGCTCCTCTTCAATTTTAGCCTTTTTGGCTCTGTCGTTATTTTATCTTCACAAAACCATAAAAAATCATAATGGTCAATCTGGACCATGCGTTCGGGGGAGTACTCCCGGGTACTGGACGTTCCCTGTGTGACAAGAGCGGAATCTGGAGCGCCAGAGGTCTTTTAAAAATTGATGGTTCATTTTGCAGGGATACTTACAGTAGTAACGTTTCTTATCAACGGTGTTGATCACCACAAAAATGACTGTATCCCTGTGATAGCGGATTTCGTACTTTGTGGAGAAAAGATCAATCTAAACATGAGCATGGGTTAGCGAAAAGTGGCATTAAACGCTTGAACATTTCACCTAACAAGTATACTGTTTATTTATACAGTACTTGCGTGAGGAGCTAGTTATGAAAGTGGAAATCACAATTGATCGCCAAAAAAAATTGCCGGATGGCGCTGTGCCTGCTCTGGAGAAGGAGCTACTGCGGCGATTGGATCAAAACTTTAATAACTGCAGTCTTGTGATTCGTCGGGCCAGCTCCGATGGTTTGACCGTGCTTGGTGGAATGGACGGAGATAAAAAACGTATTGAGGAAATCCTGCAGGACACCTGGGAAAGCGCTGATGACTGGTTCTGTTAAGTTAAGGTCCAGTGGCTTGCCTGGTTTATTTTGAGGATTTTGCTGTGAGTAAAAAACAAGAAATGCCGAACACCGGCTATGCAATTATCAGATGCGACGATGGGGTGATCGTTGCTCGTCTTACATCCTTTCCTGTGTGCGAGCGCGCTTTAATGTACCGGCGCGGCGACATTGTTTCGTTTATGCCTTTGCAGCCGGATGAGATCGTGGGGACTCTCTCTCTTTTTTCACAGATGATTGAAAAGGCTAGGTCTGGAGTTGGTTACCAGGTTCCGCCTGGTTCTGTTACACTCCCGTCATAGGCCTGAACAACCTATACCTGCTGCGTCGCGGAGAGAAACCATGACGCAAACCCCCAAAGTATCAAAATCCCGTCAGACTGGTGCTCCTTCATCGAGCGCCGGTTTGCTTTCGTCTTCAAAACTAACTTTTCGACAGCAGGAAGTTTTCGATCTGCTGGTGGCCTACATCAATCAGCATGGCTACCCACCTACGCTAACTGAGCTGGCCGATATGCCCGGCGTTAGCTCGTCTAATGCTGTCCTGTTGCATCTGCGTGCGTTAGAGAGAAAAAATTTTATAAAACTCTCTCGCCGTGTCTCCAGAGGAATTTCCATCGTCGGACGAAAGGAGCCTGTGCTCGCCGTGCAGCTGCTGCAGGAAATGATCGCTGAAGAACCCGGCGCGCGTGAAAGAGCGACTGAGTTTTTGCGACTGTTCGGTGTTCAGCCATGAAAAAAAGTTGGTTTTTACACGAGCATCTTTCAGAGGCTGAAGCTACAGAGCTGGTGGAGCGATACCGTAAAAATAACTGTGTGGTTGAGAAGAGCTTATCCAGAGACTTTGCATCGTGGGAGATCCGCGTGCTGTTGCCGGAATCGAAGAAGCCGCCACGGATTGACAGGACCTACATACAGAAGATGTGGAGGGACTGATGCGAGCTTTGCTTAACGTGGATATTGCACGCCATCTTGGAATTGTGCTGCTTAAGCCGGGTAGTGAATTAATGCCGTTATTCGGCTCCGGCCGGGTTCTTGTGGAAATACCGCCGGCAAGTATGAAAAAGATACCCAGTGGACGTCTTCCTGATGCCCCGCAGCCGTTGCGGGATGATATGGGGCTCAGACCATTTTTCATGAAGAAAGCTGTTATCACGGCGGCTGGTGGTGTTAGTGCTTTAGAATCATGGTTGTGCCGGCAGGTTAAAAACTGTCAGTGGGCACATTCCGATTACCATCACCATGAGCTTGTCCCATTTCGCCATTCGACGGGTGTAATAATCGCATGCTGGCACTGTGATAATGAGCTGAAAAACCAAACGGAACAAACCCTCGATCAACTGACAGGTGTTAATAACGCTGACTGGGTAATCGACACTGCCCGCATCGCGCTTGGTCTGGACGCTCAGCGATCATTGTCACTGGCGGAGCTATGCTGGTGGGCGGTAGGCGCCGGGATTGGCGATGAAATTACAGAAGAAATGGCGCGCAGATCCCTGCGTATTAAAGACGATGGCATTAAATCGGTTTACAGGGAGAGTGAGATTGTTCCGTCGGTACCGGCCACCAGCATTCTTTCTCCCCGTCTCGAAAAAGCAATCAGGCCAACGGCAATAACAACGCCGGGCAAACCTCTGGTTCCTGTGAACGTCGATCCTGTTGCACCGGCGACACTATTCGCGAGACCTAAGCGGAGCCGATGGTTATCAGCTGACTTTATCTCATGGGTTAAAAAACAGCCGTGTATGTGCTGCGGGCAACCTGCAGATGATGCACACCATCTTATTGGCTGGGGGCAGGGCGGCGTAGGCACCAAGGCCCACGATATTTTTACGATCCCATTATGCCGCAAGCACCACCGTGCTTTGCACCATGACCCTGCCGCTTTTGAGCGTGAATACGGCACCCAGCCGGTATTGATTATTAAATTGCTGGACCGGGCATACGCGCTCGGCGTTCTGGCGTAGTAAGGAGAAGAACAGAATGACACCACGTCAACGCCGTCTGCACCGTGCAGGATTAGAAACAGTGGCCGCCGCCCCGCGCAAAAGCTGGCTGGGCCGATTCACTCCCCTTAGTGGCATTCAGTCCGCCTGGATAAAATCTCTGCTTACTGTTTGGGGGGAAGGGATGAGAGGAGGTGCTGCCCCGCGTAAACCATCAGGACATTCATGCTGGCGAGGAATGAAGGGTGATCACTGGTCAGATAAAGCATTAGAACGCTTTACGGCAGCAATCGAGCAGGCAAGAAGTGAAGGGTATCGCGGGCGACAGGCATTAAGCAGGGCGCATGCCATTTTGTGGCCGAAGCCTGCAACGGTCGCCATTGACGCTGCGATCACTGAGGATGATGTTGAATTTGTTGAACGATGTGTACTGGCGATATTTGAAACGGGTGATCCGGTTTATCTCGTTGGCGTTAACTATTACACCACCCGCAAAAAAATCTCAGACATAACACGGGAAATACAGCTGGTGGCGCCATGGTTAACAGACAGTGAGGCCCGGAAAAGAGTGCGCTGGTGCCTTGAAATATTCAGAGCAAAAGCTTTCCTTTCCGTTCATAAGGCGATTCATGCGGATTAGCAAAAAGTGCTATGTTTCCTGTTTGGTATTGAAAACGGGCCAGAAAGTTAGATAATCCCTTCATGCTTGGCAGAGCTGCGCCACTCGGCAGCGACAAAAAGCGACAATCTGAATATAACGAAGACCCCGCCCGTGCGGGGTTTTTGCTTTCCGGCGATACGACAGGGGTATTCGCGAGATGCGCTGCATCAATACCCCTGTCATATCGTCGTGTTGCATACGTAATCTCACAGGCTTCAGCGTTCACCGGGGATTTTTAGTAATATTTTGAAGATCTTCAGGGCTTCGGTTGTTAACTGATCATGTTCGCGAAAGTAACTGTCACACGCTGCCTGCTTTTGAGCAGGGGATAGATTGGGATTACTTGTTAATTCGGAAGTTTTAGCTGCTATTTCTGCCAAACGTTCAAAAATCTCTGAAATTCTTTGGTTATCAGTAGATAGCATTTTACTTACCTCGTATTTACCTGATATCAGTGGGTGCTGCATTGAGTCAGGGCTTTGCAATAGCTTCAAGTATTAGAATGCATACAATTTAAGTGGGCTGTTGCTGGCTTATATTATGGCAGAGGCGCTGGCGGTATGGTCAGATATTGACACTTTGAATGTTTGCATCCTAAATTATTGATGTGGTGAATCCCCCTGTGCGGAGGGGCGACCAGTCAGTTACAGAAACCTGTAAATGCAGCGCGGGCCATGCCGACTGGGGCATGCTCACCGGGAGGCACCCGGCACCACACTGATGCCTTAACATAGTGACTGTAATGACAAAAGCTTAGCTCTTTATGTCTGTCAGTCTATGATTAACGAACGTAACGGTAAAAACGAAGGCTTTCCTGGTAAATCGGTAGCTCGGACTATTAGGTACACCTTCCTTTCGTTACTGCCTTGGTAGCCGACTTTCCTCCAGCTTCTCTAAGTGGTTTTTTTGTTCATAATCTGCTCGAATTTGTGGCGAGCTTCCACAGATTGATTTTCAGTATGGTTATACTGCGAACTTATCTCCTTAGTTGATAACGATTATTGTTATCACTCCTTGCCTCGTTAAAGAGCTAAAACCGCGTTATATGCGTATTCCGGGGATAAGCGCCGGAAAGGGGATGTGACTAAATGTATCGAGACCCAGCTCCTGCGGGGTTTTCTTTTCCTGTGCCCCTTCAATAGTTGCAAAACCTTTACATTTTTATTGATTGGGTTCTTAATCCACCCTGAGGAACACAGAATAAGAAGGTGGAGTAGTGGATCTCATTGAGTTGGCAGAGGGCGTAATCTGGCTATTGCTTGTAGTTCTCGCAACGTTTTTAATTGACCTTTGGTTCAGGCGTAAATGATTTCGTTATTAATGAGTTGAAGTAAGCATAATTCTCAAAAGGCTCGCATTCGCGGGCCTTTTACGTAACTGCAATCCCGTCAGGGCTATTAGGTAGAGCTGTGCTGCGCGACACGTCAATGCCATTCCGCGCAGAGTCCTGAACCAGATTGGAAGATGCCACTCAGTGGTGGCAGCACCGACGGCGCGTTAAAGAGCACCGCCGGGGCCCTGGTGGGCTATGACCAATTTGTGTGAACTGACTAACCTTTGTCATTGTGTATATCGGAATTACCATCAGGAGGTGCTCGGTCTGTCTCATAGTCATTTGCGGAGTAACAGCGGACGGGAGCGGAATTGGATGGCCTATCGTCGTCGTCGATAGTGGCTATTTTGCATAGCTCACCATCAGCCGTATTAAACAACAGAACCTCGGTCACATCTCCTTTGGCATTTTTCTTTTTTTCGATAAGTTGCCATGTTCCTGCTTGATTTTCGTATTTAGCATGCGGCTCGTCAGGAATTGGTGGGGGAGAAGATCTAGCATCATCACACCCGGAGATGCAAATCATGACAAGAACCGGAAGAAATTTGTTCATGTGATTACCTTGATTTGGCAGAATTTATCGGTAAGACGTTAGATGTTCATGAAAGTTCACTATTGACTTATTCAATTCGGTAACCTGTATGGCTCACATTCGCGGGCTTTTTCATCTATGCACCTGTGCCGGTGCATATCATCCTCAGAGCCTTAACAGGCGTGAGCCGATCAGTGGATCCTATGCATCCTGTCAATATCTGTAGGGGCTGGAAAAGGATTATGCCAAAGTCGAGAGCAACGCCAAAGGCGGTGCGCGCTCGCTGGCGAAATTCACCACAGGCGAGTATGACGCCTTCCTCTGGGTATCTGCGCCGGGCCGGTCGAATAAGTTTCTGGGCGCTGTTTGCCGTTGTGCTGGTTGTAGCATGGCACTGGCTGGCATGCTCATGGATGTGCTGCTGGTTATCCTCGAGGCGTTGGAGGTCTGCAGGTGCTGGTCATTTACAAGAAAAACGTGACTTTGTGCAAAAGGCATAGAAATGATGCCTTTGACAGAATGCCTGCTATTGACGATAAGAGTGATAGCATCATAGATTGTCGGCGTGGTGAATCCCCCTATGCGGAGGGGCGTAAACAGCATTGTTATTATCTGCTAAACCGTATGCGCGAGTCATGGTGGCTGACCAAATGCTCACCGGGAGGCACCCGGCACCACACTTCCACTAAACATATTTAAGATTTATGGCAGGTTTACTTTTGCGGTTGCCCTTCTATGTTTATAGAACGTAACGGCAAAAGTGAATGCTTCCTGGTAAATCGG